CCTTCACTCTTGAATTAGACCCAATCATAGGTACCGTGTCATTAGACTACGAAGCTGTTGGTGACGACATAACAATAGAAGTGTCTTATGGAGACGTTATTGTTGTTGACCAACCAATAACTGGTACGGGTACATTATCGTTTCTTAAAACGTCTAATTACCCTACTTATGCGGTCGTTACGCTTACTTATACCCCCGCTTCTTACGGACTTACTTTTTCTTGTCCAGTAACTGAGGAAATAGAAGTTATAAAAATAGTACTTAACTCTCCAGCAGACCAAGGAGAATTAATACATGATAGCTACAATTGGACGTTAGGAGCGTACTCTAGTGCGTACAACACTGACTTTATATCATTTGACGCAGATGGCGTATCATTATACCAAGCTAATTCAGGACCAGCATCAAGCGGTACATTACCTGCATTTGAGAGTACGGTTACTATGAGTTCTAGCAAGTTAGCTGGCGATACGTATGTTTTTGACCAATATTCAGATAAGTTTAAGTATTTAATATCAGATACTTTATATACTGATGTAAATTTATTAACTCCTTTACTGAATACAGCAACTCCGATAGCTAATCCAAGTACTGGGGTATATAGTTCGTCTTTCTTGTATGAAAACCTTACGTTTAAAAGATACTTATACTTGGTATGGGATTACAGAAAAACATCTGAAATATTATTATGCTACGATGTAACATCTCCAGAATTGGCTTGTGATTGTTCGTTACCATACACTTGTGCAGAATACTCTGCTACAAATACGACATTAGCTGATGCTAGAATTACATACATAAATTGCGATGGAATAGAGTCTGTATTATCAGTAACTGCTGGAACTACATCTATATTCTGTGGCTTATCTATAATATCTAGCGAAATAACAGTAACTGAATTAGGAGCTTGCCCTACTTAAATAAATTAAAATATGCCTGTTAGTACAATATATTACATAGATTCAGATTCTTTCAATACAGCTACGGCAGTGTATATGGATATAAACTTATCTACTAAAGCTCAAGATGGGTATTATTCCTTTTCTGGAATTTACAGATACCAGTCTTTAGGGTTTTTAGGAGAGGTAATTACGTGCGGTATTTTCCCGCCACCTCCTCCTGCTCCTTCATTTTATAAGATAAACATATCAAATAGCGTGCCTATTAATACTTGCTTTGACCCAGGAATACCTAGCACATTTCCTTTGACTATGTACTCAGGTACTTTCCCTATATCAATAGGACAGACCGTTTACTACAACGAAGAGCTGTCTATTTTATTCGAAGGCGATGACACTTGGTATTGGTATGGAACTTATTACGCTTATCGAATAAACTCATCTGGAGTGGTGGTTGACATAGTAACTTGCGAATTATAAATTATGGAATATACGTTATCATTTAGCGAAGCATCAAAAGGATGGACATCTTTCTTCTCGTTTAAACCAGAAGTAATGATTGGTATGAATTCTTATTTCTATACATTTAAGGACGGAAACTTGTATAGACATAACGCTAGCGAAACAAGGAATGAATTCTACGGACAACAATATACATCTAAAGTAACGTCTGTATTTAACGCAGAGTCATCAACTGTTAAAAATTTCAAAACAATATCTCTTAATAGTGATGCACCTTGGTATTGCGACGTAATTACTGATATGTCTGTTGGATTTATAGATAGTACTTACTTTGCATTAAAGGAAGGCGACTATTTTGCTTACATAAGAAGACCTGCCGATTCTGTTGAATTGAATTTACGTTCAGCTCAAGGTTTTGGTAAGCCTTCTGTAGTTATCGCTACACTACCAGCAGCTGTTAGAGTTACGTTTAGTTATACTATTACAAGTATAGTTAGTGTTGGCGATATAGCCTATAGAAATGATAACGGTAACTTACAGAAGTTAGGAGAAATAATAGATACGTCATATGTACCAATTGTCGGAACTACTCCAGTGGGTACTAATGGTATCAATACGATAACTATCGACACTACCGTAACTGACGGAAACATTCCTTTAATTACTGATTTTATTTTGTTTATAAAGAATAGCGTTGCTGAGTCATACGGAGCATTAGGTTACTACATGCAGTTTGAATTAGAGAACGACAGTACGTCACGTGTTGAATTATTTAGTGTTGGCTCTAACCTATTCAAAAGTTATCCATAAAAATCGTATCTTTGTGCGATGTTAAAATTTAGGACAGAGCATAAAGAAGATTACTATAAAACACTATGTGCATGGTGGTCTGATTGGAATTTTCCTAAGGTAGCTTATACGTCTATTCCAGAAAGGATATTTGTAGTTAGTAATGATGGAGTTGATTTATATGCTATTCCAGTTTATGTAAGTGATTCTGATTTTTGTTGGATTGCGTTTATAACTGGAAACAAAAACAGTACAAAAAAAATTCGAAAAGGAGCTTTGAGTTCTCTTATTAATTATGTTGAAAATCAAATGAAAAATAGTGGTTTTAGATTAATTATAACAGTAAGCGGAACTCCTATACTAAAGAAAACATTTTCAGATAATAACTATTTATTATCGTCAGAAGGAATTAACGAATATATTAAATTATTATAATATGGGAGCAGGAGCAGCAAGTGCCGCAACAACAGCAACACCTTGGGTAACCGCTGGATTAGGTGCTGTAAATTTAGGAATTAGTTTAGTTGAAGCTAGTAAGCAAAAAGATTTACAACGTTCAGCTGAAAGAGCCGCTAAACAAGCATCAGAAGAACAAAAAAGAATACAAGGTCAAAACTTTTATGAAGCTTTGCAAGTGCCTACTGAAGCATATCAAAGACAGTTTAGAGAAGGAACAGCACAGCAAATGCAAGCAGTTTCCGCATTACAAGAAGCAGACCCTAGAATGTTGGCAGCTGGTATCGGTAAGGTGCAAGCTGTTGCAGGTGAACAAGCAGCAGCAACAAGAGAAGATTTAGCTGCTGAATTATTTGATTTAGGAAAACTACAAGCTGTTGAGCAAGGACAAACTGCTGATGCTATGGCTAAGATTTATGGAGATGAACTTACTGGAGCTCAAACCGCAGCAGCTGCTGCAGAAAAGACAAGGATTGCTCAATTACAAAATGCTCTTGGGGCTGGGGCTAGTATTATTACTGGGCTTACTAAAGGTATATCTGAGTATTCTAACGTTGATGATAAAGAATTGGGATCTATTGGCACAATAAAACCAATGATAGGATTAAATCAGATGGGTCAAATGCAGCAACCGTCTCTAGCTACTACTAGAGCTATGTATCCACAGCCTTATGACCCATACGCAGCTTTAAGATTTTAATAAATAACACACTATGCCAGAATATAGAGGATATGTAGACCCAAGCACAGTAGGAACTAATCCAACATTAGATTGGAATAAGGTAATAACTGGTGTTCAAAAAACATTAATAGACCAAGAAGCCACTAGAGAAGCCACTCGTCAAAAGATGGAGAAGGAAACTAATGCGCTTTCTAATGAAATGAGTAAAATAGCAACTGGTCAAAGCCAAAATGCTAATCAATTCATATCTAATGCTAGTTATCAGTCTAAAAAAGTTCTTAATGAAGTATATAAACTATACACTTCTGGTAAGATAAATAAAGAAAGACTAAGTTCTGTAAAATCAAATATGTCAAGTATGTTTTCTGACATAAATGAATCAACAAAAACATTACAGGCTGATTACGCTAAGTATATAGAATTATCTCAAAAAGGAGAGTTATCTGCATTTGCAGATGAAATGCAAAAAATAAAAGGAGATGCAATGAATCTTAGCAATAAGACCATGTATATTGACCCGTCAACAGGTAGAGGTTATTTAGCTAAGGTATTAGAAGATGGTGCTATAGATAAAGAAAACTTACAAGATCCTTCTTGGTTAAAAACAAACCCTACATTTTTTGACCCTAAAGTAAAAGTTGAAGAAGAAGTAAATTCTTATTCTAAAGATATTGATGGTTTTACAAAAGTAATGGGGAGACCACCTGCTGGGGGGATATGGACTGTTGACGATGCTGTATCTAAACCAGGATTTGAACAATTAGCTAAGAAAATATCAAACGCTATTGCTTCTACTCCGTATAGACAAGCTAGTATATTAACCGATACTATTGGTGGATATGGATATGGAGAGACTGCTGAAGACGGAAAAATAATAGAAACAAAGTGGAATCTTAGTACTGGAAGGAAAGAACCAGTTATTACTCCAAAAATGAAAGAAGATGTTGACAAAGCTATTAGACAGTTTTTAGTTTCTCAAATAAATTACGAACAAAAACAAGTAGAGGGAACTTATAGAGCTCCAAGAGCGATTGGAAAAGAAGCTCCTGTTGTTCCTACAACTCAAGATATAAAATATACTACATCTACTACAGAAAAAGGAGGAGCAAGAACAGCTAGAGCTGGATTTACAATGGACGTTCCTGTTGTTGACAAATCAACTGGTGCTGCACAGAATCTAAAAACCATTTATGTAGACCCAACAACTAATGAATTGCAAATTGTTATAGAAGAAAAGAATGTAGTTGACGGAGTTACCAGTGTTGCTGATATTACATATTCTAGCAAATCAAGAAAGGATAATAAAGGAAATACTATTCCTCCAGATATATCTAAAATATCAAATATAGCTAGTCAAATATACGACCCTTCTAAAGGCAGATACTTAAGTGGGTACCAAGAACTTTTTGATTATTTAAAGCCACAAGCACAAGCTAAATGGGAAACCATTCAAAAACAAGGGCTTAATGCTCCTAAAGAAACTTATAAAACATCAAGCGGAATTAAATTTGAAGTAGAATAATTATGCCAAAAAAAGTAAAAGCAAACGGTAAAACATTTACATTTGACGATAATGTAACTAACGAGCAAATAAGTATTGCGATAGACGAATACTTTGGAGGCGTAAAAAAAAAAGTAGTTTCAGAACCTACTGTTCAAAAAAAGCAGTTGGTATCTCCTACAAAACAACAAATAATTCCTACTTCATCGGATATAGGTCAAGCTCCACAGCAACAGGCATTGGATGGTTTAGGTGGACCGCCTGAAATGCGTACTATTGGTGTTGATATAACGCCAGAACAAGCTTTAAAACAACCTACTACTTCTGTAATACCTACCGCTCCAATAAATAAATTTGTAGAAAAAGCAAATAAAATAGAGTACGCTAAAGAACTAGTATCTAGCAATAATACACAAGAATTAAAAAGACTACAAAATGAAGGTGAATTACCTCCAGATTCTGAGCTTATAGCTAAAGGAGTTTTACAAGCCCCTAAAATAAAAGCAGGTCCAAGAGAAACTTTATCTTTTGAAGATTATGTATATAAAGCAGAAGATGTTTTAAAAGGAGGTCCAGTAGGGGAAAGACAAGTAGAGAGAATAGCTTCAAAAGACCCTAAAGATTTAGCTGACTACAAAGCAGAAGTAGTAAAAGCTACTGACTTAAACATAAAAAACCCGTATTTATTTTACTCAACTGAAGATTCTTTGGTAGATCAGATTTACGGAGAAAATAATTTACTAAATATTGGTGTAGACCCTAAAGATTTTGATGGTTTCTTAAATAATAAAGGATATAAAGATGATTATCTTAAAAAAAGAGAATTAGGTGTTTTTAAAGAAACAAATGGAGACCCATATAAACTACAGGTAGCTGTTGAGTTAGAGAAAAAAAGAATGTTAGATTTGTATTTAAACGATATAATATCTAGAGATTTAAAAAGAAAAGAATATAATAAAGAAATATCAGAATTAAATGTAGACGATTCTTACAAAATAAACGAAGATGAGTTAAAACAAACTATTGATAAAGACCAATACTTAAACTATATAGATATAAGTATGCCTACTTTATCTAAGAAGTTAAAAGACGCTGATAATAGAAATAGACAAAGACTTCAAGATATTTACGATGGTAAAACTGAGGGGTGGAGTGGATTAGGTTACGGAATAAAAGAAACGGCTGGAAGTACTTGGAATGGATTCGTTGATAGAATAAATCAATTGGCTACTACCATATCTCTAACAGAAAAGGGAGCAGAACAATTAAGACAAACTCAAACTCAAAGAGAATTAGAAAGAACTGACACTAGAGGTGTTGGTTATGTAGGTGGTAAATCTATAGATTTCTCAGGAAATGAATATTTAGTTGATGATATTGGAAATATATATGATAAAAAATTAAAAATAAGAATAACCGATACTTTTGACCAAGAATCAGCTGATAAATTAAGAGAACTATCTAAGACAGAAGGAAAAGATGATTGGATATTTAGCCCACAAGGAGCTTCTATTCAGCTAGGTGGTGTAGTTGGAGATATGATAGTTCAATTAGCCGCTACAAGAGGTTTTGGATTGGCTGGAAAAGGCGCTGGGATGTTAGTTTCAGACATAGCAACTTATAGAAGATTAGCTCCATTAAAGTCGATAGGAATAAAACAAGGTGTTGGTGATGCTATTGTATCTCAAGCGGCATTAGGATATTCATCTGGGATGGAAAATACTTTGAAACAAGCCAAATTGGCTGGTTTAAACGATAGAGAATCTCAAGAATTAGCGTCTATAGCAGCAAAAGAAATGGCTGGTCTATATGCTATTACCGCTCCGTTATCTCCTCAAACAAAGGCTACAAATGCGTTATTTGGTGCTGAAGCAAACATTATAGTAAGAGATGCTATTGAACAATATAAGAAGATAGGTGTTGAGGGTTTTAAAGCTACCTTTAATAGAGCAGCTGAAAAATTAGCTAAAGGAGCCGTTGAATTTATAGAAGAAGGTGGAAAAGAAACCATTCAAGAAAACATACAACAAGCTGGAGAGATATTCTTAATAAATAAAGACTTAAACGAAAAAGCAAAGAAAGAGTTTTTAAAAGCAGATTATACAGCAGATGATATAGTTAATACATCTATTTTATCTTTTATTTCGTCTGGTTTAATGTCTCAAATGAAAGCTCCTAATTTATTTAGTAATACTAATATTGATAATTTAAGGTCTTTAAAGTCATTATCTGAAAACGAAACTGAATTTAATAGTGCGTTAAGAATATTGGTAGATAAAGGTAATTTTTCTCAAACAGAAGCAGATGCTTTAAAGAAAGATGTTGACATATATAAAAGAGGAATAAATAAAATACCTAAAAACACAAAGCCAGATGTTGCTTTTTCATTAATGAAAGATGTTGATGAATTGTCGTCTTTAGAAGAAAAGAAAAAACAATTAGATCCTGCATTTCATTTAGATATAGATGAACAAATAAAACAAAAGAGAATTGACATTCAATCTAAAGTATTGTATTCTAACCTAAATGATAAGCAAAAAACTACATTAAAAAACGAAGCTAAAATAGAGCTAGGGGATAATGTTAGTGAACAAGCTATAACGGATAAGGCTGTTGAGTTATTTAAGCAATCAGAAGGAGTTATTGCAGAAACAATTGTTGAAGCACTTACAGAACAAGCCACTCCTACAGAAGAAGTAGTGAGTGTGAAAGAAATAGCCGCTCCTAAAGAAGATGTTAAACCAGCTGAGGTTATTTCTCCAGAAACATCATCAAACTATGGCAATCTTACAGAAGATAAAGAAGGCAACTTTGTATTCTTTCATGTTGGAGGTAAAGGATATGATAAGATAAAAAAATCTACTGGAGGAACTTTAGCTACATCAAAAGAAGAAGGCGCTGCGTTAAGTAAAGTCGGAGGCGTTGCTATGTACTATACTAGACCAACTGATTCTGAGACTATGGTAAAAGGTGATGCTAAGTATGCTGTAACTATACCTAAAGAAAAAGTATATGATGCTAATACAGATGCTAATAATTATACAGAACAAGCTAAAGCTCTTCATGAAGAAGAGTATCCAGGCAAAGCATTTGATTCAAATACTAAATTAGCTTATATAACTAAAATAGCTGGAGAAAACGGATACGATATGGTTGTATCTGAATGGATGGGTAAGACAAGAGCTCAAACTACTAAAGAATTTGTAGCTAATGATGTTCAATTACAGGAAGGAAACAAAATTATAAAGCCTTTTCAAGAAAAATACGTTAGTAATACAGATATTGGATACGAATCAATTATACCAGAGTCTAAATATAGTAAGTTTAAATCTGTTTATGAAAAGATACGAGAAGAAAGAAATAAAGAAAATATATATGACGAATTGTATCATCTATACGGAAAGGATACTACTAATATACCACAAGAGGATATAACTAAGCTAGTTGAAGAGTCTGATCTTTCTCAAAATGTTAAGGACATGTACGCAGAAGCATTAGCTTATGAGCCAGGTATAAGACGTACTAAAGTTCCGTTTAAACCTGTTACTATAGAAAATGCTCCAGAAGGAAATTTTTTAAACATAGGTCTAAATATAGGTACTACTGCTGAAGTTTTAGACAAGAATGATGTGATATCTATGCTTCCTGAAGGAGTTGAAGTATTGGATGAAGGAATTAATGACGTTCCAAGTGAGATTGATGGAAAGAAAAATATTGAACGAACCTTGCTAGTTGAATTATCAAGACCACTTACAAAGGATGAGATGATTAAACTATTAAAAGATACCCAACAAAAAGCAATCCCTCAACTTACTGTAGGAAAAGGTCTTATGTATGGAAGTAAAGAATGGGGTAATTTTGATCCAGAATATTTTTATCTACCAAAAAAAGGTAAATTATCTGATTTTATAATTAAAAAAGAACTAACTAAAGAAAAAATAACTACAGAAGAAAAAATAAATATAGCAGAAGCTAAGATTGACGACATAGCTAATTGGCTTAAAGATATTTTGCCTGGTGCTGATATAAATCCAAGCGATTATAAAGCACAAGGTTTTTCTCAAAACCAATTGATAGATATTATAGCAGATGCCGCAAAAAAATTAGTAGCAACTGGTATAGAGATTTCAGAAGCTATAAATAAAGTAATAGACACATTAAAACAAAAGTTTGATTTTGATGTAGATATTGACTTAGTAAGAGAAAGACTTGTTCCTCCAGTTACTTCTAATGATATAAATGAAATTACCGCTTCTTATAAAGAGGCTGGTTTTTCTGATTTATATATATCTAATAAACTAAAAGACGCTGGTTTTTCTACCAAAGAATCTACTGATGCTATATTAAATTATAATAAACAAAAAATAAAAGAAGGTCAGAAAAAAGAAAAGGTATTTATAAAAGAAGGAAGAAATATAGTATCAAAATTTTTAGACAATGTAAGAAGACGTGCTTTTTCTGCTAGAGCGTTTTTACCTAAGTCTGTATTTATATCAAAAGAAAATAAAGAAGCTAGAATAGCTTCCGAAGCTAAAAAAGCATCTTATCTTGTTAGTGATTTTGACAATGAATTATCTAAATATAAAGGAGATAAAGACGCGTTAATAGTAGAATTCGATAAATACATAAGAGGAGAAAAAGCTGATTTACCTATTGAGTTTTTAATAATAGCTAAATCAATGCGTAATCACGTAGATAGATTGTCTAGAGATTTAATAGACTCTGGTACTGTTGATGAGTATCAATCTGAAAGAATAGTAGAAAACTTAGGTAAGTACTTAACTAGGTCTTACGAGGTATTTGATAAAAAAGATTGGGCTAAGATGGTTAGCGAAGAAGCTCTACAATCCGCTAAGAACTTCTTTAAGAAACAATTACTTGAAGAAGCTATATCTGAATCTAAAAAAACTGGTTTAGACGTAGACACTGTTTTAGAAAAGAAAGTTACCGATGCTATAAATAAATTAATAGATAGAGAGGGTGCTACTGGATTTATTTCTTCAGGTAAAACTGGAGCAAAAGATATTTCTATATTAAAAGAAAAAACAGATATTCCTTTAGAACTAAGACAGTTAATGGGAGAATATACAGACCCTACTCAAAATTATTCTAGAACTATATTTAAAGTAGCTTCATTAATACATAACGCTAAGTTTTTAAATGAAGTCAAAAAAAATGGAATGGGTGTATTTTTCTTTGATAAGAACGATATAAATAAACCTAAAGAATTTAATACTCAAATAGCTGCTGAAGGAAGTGAAACTATGAACCCGTTAAATGGTTTATATACCACAAAAGAAATAGCTGAATCATTCAAAGAAGCGACTGGATTGCTTAATGCGATACAAGTAGCTCTTCCTTATTCTATATCTGGACCAGTAAAGTCTACGTATGAATATTATATGAAATTACTATTTGGTGTTAAATGGTCTAAAACAATAGGCTCTGTAGGAACTCATGGTAAAAACATATCTGGTAACATTTCATTTATGTTAGCTAATGGATATATTAGTCCAGAATTATTTAGAGATGCAGCTAAGGTTGTTTATAATGACTTTGCTAATAAATCAAATGAAGAGCTTAGAGCTAAAATGAATGAGTATATAGAGGTTGGTATTGTTAGTCAAAGTGCTACGTTAGGAGAAATTAGAGCTATGTTTAAAGATGCTAATTTTGATAAGTCATTTGAAAGAAGAATGACTGACAAGTCTAAAAATCCAGTATATAAATTCATGAGTAATGTCAAGAAATTTGGGGTTAATGTTGGTAAAAAAGCAGAATTAGCATACCAATCAGAGGATGATTATTTCAAGATAGTTGCTTATGAATCTGAGAAAGCAAGATATTCAGATGCATTATATATAAAAGACTATTCTGAGTTAACTAAAAAAGAACAATTAGAATTAAATTCTTATGTGTCTGAAATAGTTAAAAACGTATTACCTAATTACGGGAGAGTGGCTGGAGCTGTTAAATTATTAAAAGCTTTCCCAGTAGCTGGAACATTTATATCGTTTCAAACAGAAGCTTTAAGAACAGCATATAATACAGTTGCATTAGCTACTACTGAAATTAAATCTAAAAATCCTAAAATTAGAAAGATAGGTGCAAAAAGAATGGTTGGTATAATTACATCTCAAGCTGTAAAGTATGGTTTAATGTATATGATTGGACAAAGAATTTTAGGAGACGATGATGACGAAACTAAAAAGAAATCTAAAAAATTTGTTGCTCCATGGTCTAAAAAATCAAACATAATAATTACTGAGAAAGGCAATGGTAAATTCTCTTATATAGATATTAGTGCATCAGACCCTCACGGAGGAATAGCTAAAATAGTTAATGCTACGTTACAAGGTAAAGATCCAGTAGATGGTTTTATAGAAGGAATACAAGAAATAGTTTCTCCATTTACTAATCCAGATATTTTAGCGTCAACAATTACTGAGCTAAAAAACAATAAAGATGCTAATGGAAGACAAATATATAATGAATATGATACTACTGAAGATAAATTAAAGAAAATATCTCAAAGACTTTATAAAACATTAGAGCCAGGAACAGCTACTTCTCTTAGAAAAATATATGAATCTGATGAAAAAGCAAATGAAATACTTGGTCAATTTACTGGTTATAAAGAAATTGACGTAGATGTTTCTGACCAATTTAGTTTTAAAATATCTGAAATAAAAAAGAAAGAAACAGAAGCTAAAAATGTATACAACAAAGCTTTTAATAAATTCAATAGAGGAGAAATAAATCAAGAAGAATTAGACAAGGCTTATAATCAATCTAATAAAATAGTAAAGGAATTATATAATGAACTATCTGAAGATTATGATGCTGCTATTTATTTTGGAGCAGACGAGAAAAATTTAGAAGACTCAATGAAGAGACAGAGAATATCAAAATCTAATACTGATGGCGTAATTAGCGGTGAGATTTCAGATATAAAAATAAGAGAAGAAGAAGAAGATAAAGGTAGAGAGTCATCAGGTATTAGAACTGAAAGTGGAAGCAGACAATCATCTGGAACTAGAACTCAAAGTGGAAGTAGAGAAGCCCCTTAATCGGGGCTTAATCAATTAAATCATCTATATCTACATTATATTGTTCAAATAATTTATTTATTCGTTCGGTAATTTCCGTATCGGAATTATGTTTCAATTCCCATAATAATAAAGCCATATCTTTAGACTTCATGCTTCTCTTGAAATCTTGATTTTCATCAAAATCATTTAGGTTCCATGTAATTACCGCCTTACTCATATCGTTCTTGTTTTATGTAAAAATCATCCCAGTAGTCACATCCTTCATCGGTTTTCCACCAATCAAACGCATCGTGCAAGTCATCGGTTTTTTTGCTGTAGCTATCAGATGTTTCATTTCTTTGGTACTCTAATGCTTTTTCTCTTACTTTTTGTGGAAGTTCGCTTATTCTCATATGGTTTTATATTTATTATTAGTAATACATGTGTTAATTTCTTTTAAACATTCTAATGTAAAACACTCTCTCATTCCTCCGAATTCTTTAATTGGACTATACTTGTATGTTTTTAACGATTTTTTGATATCACACTCTATTGCTATGGCACTTAACGAATCAACTTGTAGTATTTTAATTATTTCGTATTTATATGGTATATGCTTCATTCTTTTGCTTATAGAAGTATAGGTTCTACCTATTTTTATGAAGCTCTCTTTTTCATTAAACAGTCTTATTACGTAAACTTTAAAAGATTCGAAGTTAATAGATATTTTACTCGCCTTTAACCAATCAGAGTGAGACCACCCTGTGTGAACTGTTTTATTTATGTGTAATATTTGATTAAACTTACATTTTTGACATCCTTCTCCAGATAAATGTTTGTTTGAGTTTTTATAAAATACTCCATGTTTTTTACAAATAATTTTTAACTTATTTGTTGCGTTTTTATAATCAATAATGTCGTAATTATATCTGTACCCATGAACCTCTTTAAATAACTCTTTAACATACTCGTTCGGATGTAATGCAGCCCTAATATTTAAAACGCTATTTTTAAGTAAATTATTTGGAATAGATTTTAAATATCCATATTTATCTTTTAATAATATTTTCTGTTCTTTTCCTTTGTATTTACTCAATACAAATAAATTTCCGTCTCTATAAGAATCATTTTTTATATACAAATCTCTTATAAATTCTTCATGAGTTTTTAATTTTCCCATAATATTAAAACCAATAAGGTATTGATATTTTTATATTTTTATCTTTTGCTATATTAAAAAAGTTAAATCCTGATTTACTATTTTTAAAATTTGTTTTCACCCAATTTGATGGTGGAGAAAATGCAGGATAATTATAGTAGCTAAAATCATTACTTGTAGTATCATCGTAAATTGCTTGATGGCTATCTCCTTTAGAAAACTCTATAAAATTTCCATTGTACAACTTGTGTTCTTTACAATACTGGTCTATTTTTTCTGATTGTATAGCGTCTAATTTAGGTTTGAATCCAAATTTATTTTCACCTATATCTTTTCCGTGAGATATTACAAAAGTATGATTACCAATAGAGTAGTGATGCATAAATCTTTTTATAGAATTTACTTTTACTTTCTCTGGATATCTTTGCTCTAAAATATTTTTTATAGCTGAAGAAACAAAGTAAGAAAATACACCACTATGATTATCATTAGTGATGTTGTTACATATTATTTTATCATACTCTAATATTAACGCATCTACCAAAGCTATCTTAAAGTTTAACGCTAAATCAAACGCCTCTTTGTCGTTCATGTTTTGAGGCAACTCGTGTCCTTTTCTTGTTGTTTGCCCTCCAAGTCCATCCATAAAGTCGCCTAAATCATCAATTATAAGAATATTAGATGACTTAAAATTCTTAACGTGAGATATCATCGAGCTCAATCTACTTAACACTTCTTCTTTGTCCCATTTTCCATCATAAAGAGGGTCTCCGTCTTTTCCTTGAACATTCATGGCTATATGCGTATCTGTATAAACAAGCCTGTCAAAATATTCAGAAACACCAATTGATTTTATTTCTAGCTCTATTGGCTTAATGTATTTTTTAACAATCTCGTCTAAGTGATTATCTACCTCCATAACCGCTTCCTCCTCTTCAGTAAAGAAAGCAATGTTGTATACCATGTGGGATGCATTATGACTAACTAATTTTGAGCTTTTTACTGAATTTTTATCTAGACCATAAACGTCGCAGTACTCTTCTATAGAGTAAAACCTATTGTCTTTACATGACCATGCTGACGGCATGTTTGATAATTCAGACTTGTATTGATTTGTATCTGTGATTGTTTCATTTAAAAAATCATTATTAGGTTTAGCTGCTCCGTTTTTATTTAAAACAGACGACATATATCTTCTTATTCCATCATTATACATAATATTATGTATAACGCAAGCCATTTCGCAGGATTGCGTGATATTGTTTCCATTTAAAAAAAATTCTAATACAGAATCTTTAAACTCCTTTGTATATTTTTCCATACCTTGGTTTTATTATTTTACGATGCACGTCATTTACTGACTCTTTGTTAATACCTCTTTTATAATTGAATTCAATTATTCTATTTATTCTTTGTAGTGGTGACTGTTTTGCCATTTAATTGTTTTATCGCGAAGTTTGCGTAGTCTATGATTTTTTTAAAATCTTCTAAATCAGAGTCTTTCTTTCTCCAGTTATACTTATCTATATTTCCCTTGCAAAACGCAAGGATTTCCTCTGTATTGCAGTTAGCTTCCATTCTTTCAAAGGTATCTATACCGATGTTATATTGTGATGGTTTAGTTTTGATAAACGTACCGTGCCATGTAGTCCAAAAGAATATTCCTTCTTTTGTATTTGACCAGCTAAATGCATTTTTCAAATTATCTGTTATTTTACTATAAGAATCATCAGTTTCCTGTCTTTGGTACTCTAATGCTTTTTCTTTTACTTTCCTTGGTAATTCACTTATTTTCATAAATTCACTTGTATTTTCATTGTTGGACAACTAATTTTGTGATTGCCACCTGTTTGATGACATTTAGGACAGTACGTATCATCTACGCACTTAGGGTAATTACATTCACTTGACGAGCAAGTAGCTCCTTCATGGCGAACATTTTTACATTTATCAGAATTTACTCCGTTACTCCAGAAGTGACTACAACTCATTTCATCATCTTCGAGAGTAAACGAAGCGTAGGCTTGTTTATATTCATTTGGAGTAGCTGTAAATCTATAGCAATACTTATTAGATGGACACGTTGTGTTTAGGCATAGTGAGATATCTGGCATTATATTTCATCTTTAATTGATTGTTGGATTTCTTTTAATAATACAAGTAACTCAATTATAGATTTGTTTAATTGAGCATAATCTTTGTCTGCTAATGATTCGTAGATTTCGTCAGTCAAATTATTGATTAACAACATTGTTTTAGTAGTATATTCCATAGTTTTTTTCTCAAAATTATGTAATATATTTGTTATATGCAAAATTTATTTTAGATTCTACTATTATATGTTTTGTTTGTAAAAATTCATTTAAAACACTAGTGACTCTTGACGTACTCAAACCCATTTTATTTGCTATTTCTGCCTCAGTATTGTGAGTGTGAGTAAGATAAAAATCAACAATATTAATCTTTATCTTTGAATACTTATCTTTTGTAGGTATTATATTTACATAATTTTCTATTGACTCGCATTGATCTTCTGTCCATAAAAAATTTGCCTTATTACCTTTTGGTCCAAGACCTAAATGCTTTGCTCTAAGCAGAACACAAGCACTTGTCTTACCCATTTTTTTTGCTATTTCTGATGTTCTGTACATATTGGATATATTTTACCTTTAGTTGCGTGGAGACAAAACGCCTCAAATCCTTGTTTAATTAATTCATCTATTCGATACTCTTGAAGTGGCTTCAACGTATCGTTACCTTCCTTACACTCTATGAATATAGCCTTGCCGTCCTTGAATAGAAACAAATCAGGATACCCACTAACGCTAAGTTTAATAGTGTTAATGACTATCCATCCATTTGCCTCGTAGTGCTTCTTAATCTTTGACTGGAACTTTGATGACATCTGTTATATATTTATCTTCTATTGACCTATCTTTTGCTACATAATACCTTTCTCCCCATTTAAACGCATCGTGAACTTCGTCGTTATAGTTCGTGTGTATTTTATACTGATTGTCTGGATTGAATCTAGCATTGAAAAACATACAGTCTTCATTACCCTTTTCTAATCCATGTTGCATAGATGGATGCCTATTTACCCACTCATATAATCTTGCTCTTTCGTTTTCTGAAAGAGTTTTGTAGTGTTTATTCATAACTTCTTCCCAAAACATCGCTCTTGCTATTGGGGTAGGAGGAATACAAGCCTCTACTAAAAAGCAAAACTCGAAGAAGTCTATATCAAATTTATTTTTTACAGCCATTTCTTTTTTAAAATTAAATTATAATAATCTATTGTTTCCTTTGTTCCATCTGAGTTATGTGTTGACCAGGTCTGAGGAGCTTCTTTTCTGCACTGTGCTATTCTATCTGCCGTATTGCCTTTGGTCTCTCTTGTGTAGTATAACCAAGACTCCCAGTAATGGCTAACATCGTATGGCGCAACAAATGTAACTTCTACCTGCCACTTAAGGAATACAAAGCTAATCCTTGGGCTAAACTCAAATCTATAGTCATCGTATTTTGTCTTCCATCCTAATGATACAAAATCAAAACCTATCCTTCTAGGAGTAGCATGCATATATCCTGGTTTATCTTTACTGTAAACCCACTTTCTAGGTAAGAAATAAGGGGTTCCTAATGCAATCTTTCCGAAATAGAAACTTAGTTTAGGTGGTTTAAATGGTGAGCAGTATGCTCTTAAATAATCGAACTCTCTCATAATTTTTCTATTTCTAGTTTAACTTCTTGCCAATAATCTATATCATTTTTTAAAGTACTATTTAATAAATGAAACGACTCAATATTTAATATTTCATCAACTGCAATTAAAGCGCATTGTTTAGCGTTTTTAAACCTATTTTCACGCTGTGTAAATACATCGCATTCGTTGTAATCTGCGAACTGTTCAAACTTTTCTATTAGTTCGTCTGCTCTTTCTCTTGGACTATTCATAATCCTTTTTCTTTTTTAAATTCTTCTAATAGTTCTTTCAAATCAACAGAATACATTTGATTAAATGAATAATCAATAGCCCATTCTGCAAATGCAATAGCAAACTTGTCTTTTTCTATTTGTTCTTGTTTTTTTCTATATCTTGAATCTTCATATTGTAGTACATTCATCTTATTTCTTTTTTATAGATTTCTAATAGTTCTTTTGACGTATATTTTGCATTATCTTCCCAATCTGTTGAATCACTCCATATAGAAGCATTACCCATTCTAAAATAATTATCATCCGCCCATTCTGCAAAACCAATAGCAAATTCATCTGTTATTTGTTCTAACTTATCTAATTCACTTGGTGTTAAAATTGTGCATTTTATCTCACAATACGGCATATCACAATCCGTACAATTTATAATTTTAAACTTTTCTTTTAGTGTCATAATCTTTTTTAAAGTGTGATAATGTATAAGACTTCTTATTCATTACTGATTTATAAATTTTATCTTCTATCCCTCCTCGTGTAAATATCCAGAATATTTTATTAAATTTACGAGTCATAGTAGTCATACGGTCGCGCCCCTGCCAATAACTCGTAGCGCTGAAGTCAATATTATAGAATACTAAATACTTTGCATTCTGTAGGCTTATTCCTTCACGACCAGATATAATCTGTAAGGCTATTGACTTATCTGTTGAGTTAAATTCTTCTAAGTCATTTGTCAAGTTTTCGCCACCAAATACTTGACGCAATGCCTCAAGTTCAGCGATAAACTTATAAAATATTCCAATCTTAACTCCTTTAAACTTATCTCGTATAAACTCAGCCTTACTACTATCTATGACCATTGTATTTCCAGACTCAAACTTAACCGTTCCGCTATACATTTGGTGTAATTTCTGTTGTAATTTAACTGCTGTATCGGCTAGTATTACCTCTTCCTTTCCTTGTACTATTAAATCCTTTATAAGTTTATTACACATACTTATAGTAGATGGTTTCATATCAACATAAAGACATTCTTCCTCTATGACAGATTCAAATCCTGCCTGCTCTTGAGTATATGTAACATTATATACATCAGTTATTGGCTGTATCTTATCTATATAAGCATTTTTATAACAAGTTGCTGGACCATGGCTTGTATACGTAACTCCTGGTATAACAAAGTCTTTAGCCCACTTGTAAAAATTAGCGTACTTATTAAACGGAGAATAATCCGACACCCAATACTGATGGTATATCTGACTGTATCCTTCTGGAGTTGGAGTTCCTGATAAGAATATCATGGGTAAATTACCAAACATTTTCTTAAACATTTTAGTGGCTTTACCTGGCTTAGGTACGGCTCCGAATCTATGATGCTCGTCATGTATTACTAAGTCATAACTTTTGGTAAGTTTATGCATAGACTCATCATTCATGACCTGCATAGAGAAGTGTTTGTTATATCCAAACTCATCGTAATCAGACTTGATTGAACTCATAGCGATCTTCTTAGTAAGGAATAACACCTTCTTAGCACCGTATAGTCTAGCTATTTCCATAGACGTAGCTGTCTTACCAGTTCTAACGCTCATGCATAGATATACTATCTTCTTGTCTTTGAGTATATTAACTCCTTTATTGGCGTTCTCTACTTGGTAGTCTCTAAGATTCTTCATAAACAACAACATATCTATTACCTTCTACGTCTTTTGGTACTCCAGATAGCAATATCTGCTTAGCTTCTTCTATTGGAAGTAATGCTAATGTACATTCCATGTGTATTATCATAGTAATTTATCAAAAAGAATTGTACCTTTTTTTCTTGCTAACTCTACGTTCTGAATGAACTTGTCTGTAAATTCAGAAAAAAGAATTGAGTCTGGCTCGTTTAAAGACGCTATTTGTTGAATTAATCTATGCTTGAATCGTATTGAGTTTGTTACAAGCTCTGGGTATTTTGAGTAAATCTCATTGTATTTATTAGATACTTCTTTCTCGATTTCTTTAGTAAGCATATTGTAATACATTTTAGCTTTGCCTTTTAATCTATAATCATCAGCTAATTCGTTAGCTAATTGAAACGTTATTAAAAGTTCCAATCCATTTTTATATTTTTCCATATCTTAAATATTTATAAACATCATTAATTTTTTTGTCAGCATTGGCTACTGTTTTATACCTAACCGAACCTAGACTTTCCGAACTAGTATGCTGAACGTCATTGATATACTTTATGTCTTTGCCGTCCGTTGTAATTCCACCTCTTCGAACGGCTATTCTATAATGAGTAGAGTCTTTCTTTATATAGACCTGATAATCATTATCTATGCACCATTGCGCATCAGAAAGTAAATTGCTCGTCATCTTTAGTTCCTATAAATTTAATCCAGTTCCCTGATGCACTTCTACCATCAGCAGGTACATTACCAGTCATAAACACTCCATACGATATTAACCATTTGTAAAACTCTGTCCTTGAGATAGTTCTCTTGGCTTTTGGCGCAAAATCAGGATTACAAATAATGAAATCCATGTAAAGGTCTTGCTTGAACACAACTTCATTAAGGACTAATTTATCACAATATGGCTTACCACCTAACAATCCGCACCACTCAATAAATTCATGGCAAGTTTCTGCTGATAACTTACGTATCTTTAGATTGACAAATGTACTCTTAATTAGCCCAGTATTCAAGTATTTCTTCAAATTATTTATCATATAATTATCAAACCTACACCATTCGCTTATGTCCCACTCAGAAAAAAATAATCTACCAAACTCTACTTGAGGTGTAAACGACTTGTTATAGAATTGCTTAAACTCTAACTCCCACTTACGTCTCTCAAATGAATTACCCTTACCTTTAATAGCATAGTTAGTTGTAATAACTATCTTAGGCGACTTAATAAATGGCACGTGCATTGCGTCCTTATTCTTTCGTTCTAGCGTTATACCTTCTGTAATTACGCTAAACAGCCTTTCAAAGTTAAAGTCTTTCTTGACGTCATCGAATGATATAATCTGAGTGTCTACCGATACAGTTTGGTACGGAAAGGAGCTATCAAAACTCATTCGTTTACCATCGATAAATGCCAACTTCTTCATTTGAGATATTCCATTCACAAACAATCCCTTACCAGTACCTCCTTCTGGATCGTCTGTAATAACTTCATCGTTTAAAATAACAGCAGGACAGTACGATAGATTCTTGTACTGATGTAGCATAAACCCAATAGTACTCTCTAATGACTCTATTCTAAGCTTTTCTTGATTGGAAACGTTTGATATGAAAGTCTTATAATCACACTCATCAACTGAACAAATATCAAATTCACGCTTAATTACTTGGTCAGCCCATACATAACCACCTAAATCTAAATAGTCTATGATATTAATATCGGTCTTTGTTACGTTTACTGCACAGTTTATATAATATAGATATGCATTATCCTTATTGTCTTCCATAAAGTGCACGTCAACAGATGATAATAGCGATAGAAAATCTTCTTTAAAGAACCTAGTCTTGTCAGCAAAATAATTATATACTGATAAATCATCTCCATTCTGTAAATATCTAAGCACGAAGTCTTTTATTTCATCTTCAGAAGTATGATCTATTAAATTATTAGTAACTTTAACGAATATGAAATTCTTGCCTCCATTTGGCATGTATTTATAATACCCATGGTCTTCTAAAAACTCTCTAAACATATAATGAACAATACTAATAGCTCCCTTGTCTGACTTAGTCCAAAACTTTCTAATTGATTCGTCGCTATCTATTGATTCTATTACTGTATTAATATCTTGTTCTGAAAGATTTGTACTTGAAAGTTCTTGTTTAATTTCTTTTTTAGATACTCCTCTTTTTATTTTTTGTCTTACTTGAGATAATTTATCGTCATCTTCATAGAATTTAGAGCCAAATGCCGCGGTGTTTCTATAAGCTGAGTTAATTATGGTATTTATTTCAGACATTGGGTGATTCTTACTAACGAATTGTGATAAAACATATTCAGACAATGACTTACTTACTCCATAATCGTTGAATGCAGATGCTAATATAAACATATTGTTGTTTCTTTTTCCATCAACCATAGGATATTTTCTTGTCCACCATTTCATAAGAATATCTATTATTTTATTCTCATTTGTTATTGGTATACTTGGCTGTGATGTAGCTTTATCCATCTCTACATACTGATGTTCTGCAATTACATCCCACACTTCAGAGTCTTTATTGAAATAAATATCTTTGTCATAAGACTCGTAGCATACTCTAGATATGTTTTTTGAGGTGGTATCGAAATATTCTGAATTAAAATGGTGTTCTAATGCGTTAAAATAATTCTTATGCTCTTGAATATCCTTAGGTATTTTTACAATAACTTTAAGACCGTCTCCTGATGGAGATACAAATACTGAATAAACATATTTATCTGTAGATATAATTTCTTTCTCAACATTCATTTCTTTAACACTTGGATATCCGTCAAAATCAAGACATATAAATCCACTATGTTCTATAATAGCACTATCTAATCTTTTATTAAACGTTCCAGAGAAGCATATTGCTGGTAATTGTTGCTTTAATTCGTTACGCTTTGTTTTGTCTTTCTCCTTTCTGATAAGCTCTACCAATTCCTTTGACTTACCTTCCTTGATTCTGGTAAGTATAGTATCGATATTCTTAAAGAAAGGCGTTGACGTTTCTTTAATGTTTTTAAAAATTGTTATCATAAGTTTAGATTAAAACAGCCCCGAAGGGCTGTTAGTTTTAGAATGGCAAATCATTTTGTGGTGGCTGTTCTGCTTGAACCGTAGCTGACTTGTCTACTTTCCATCCTTGAATAGTGTTGAAGTATTTTGACTCTCCTTGTGGGTTAACCCATTTACGACCTCTTAGGTTTATTCCTACAATTACGTCATCGCCTACATTTACTTTGTCAAGCAATGAACACTTGTTGAACTCGATGCTAATACTCTGTGGGTATTGTTCCTGAGTGGTTACTACTAATTCTCTCTTTGAGAATGTTGCCGACACCTCTTGTGTGGCTCCGATAAATTCTACCTTACCTGATACTTCCATAATATTTGATTTGATTTGCTTACCTTTTTTACTGTTGTCGGCTATTCAGTTTTTTTAGTGTATTATACTATTATTAAAGTTAAGGGTACGCAATAGTTAGCAATAATTATCACGACAATAGTCTTCATAGTCAAAAACACCATCTTTTGTAATAGCTATTCTGTCTATTTTTCCATCTTCGTGTAACCACACTGCAAAAATTCTATGATTACTTGCTTGTATTGCCATTTCTTTAGCAATATCTTCTTCAAATTCATAATCTCTATCCGACTCAAATTTTGACGAAATTGGTAAAGAATTTTCTTTTCCAAAAAAATATTTTTCTTTATATTTATTAGTGAATGTATCAGAAAATGTAAATTTCCAATCATCTGTAATAATAGTGCTTCTATATCCCATAATATAACTATTGCTAACATCGGTTTTGCTCTATTGCGGTTTTGGGCATAACTGAATATTCTATTTGTATTTGTTAATTTTGTTTTTAAATCTAAACTTTTGGCTTACTTCCCCGCAACAAAGCAAAGCCGAGAAACGTTATGTGATATATTCATCACCTAAGTAGTCAACTATGCCTTTTGCTTGATTTATTGCTTGATTAACAGAAGTAAATCTTCCTCCATCATTGCACTCTCCTAAATTCAAAGGTTGGTTTTTACTTCCGTTTCTATATAAATGACATACTACATCTTTTTTTTCTGTCCATTTATCTTTCTTTTCGTCATATTCTTCATAAACATTTCTCCAAGCAACTATTTTACTGTTTGAATATGTTTCTTCTTTTAAATCCTCTTTTCTGAAATTCCTATCCATAATATATAGGTGTTGGGTTTTATTACTCCGCCCAGAAGTTTATGAAAAGCCCCGCCACTAACAACGTGTATAAGAAATGGCGGGTTCGGTGCTTAATTGATGTTTTGTGCTTCTATTAATGTTTTGTTTTAAATTGAATGTTCTCGTTTCTTAATCCGCCACTTCGCCAAGTTGCAAACGTTGTGGTGCATTTAGAAAACGAAAGGCTTTCCATTTACCAAATCAACATTTACAGGATGATAATCATCAATTCCAGTCTTCGATACCATCCAACACCCATCCCAATGGCTGAATGTGAATGTTCTTTTTGTTCCAGGGCATTTTGTGCACCTAACACGGTCCCCTTCTTTTAGTATTTTCTTAGCCAATAATTCAGCCTTTTTACCTAATTCTTTACGCTCTTTTGAAACTTCCATAAGTGGAAAACGCACCACAACACAGTATAAAATCAAGCGGGGTTGCAGTGTCTTTTTGACCGCTTCGGCTGTTTAAGTTAGTTCGCTGCTGTTCGAGAAGTGTTTGCCGTTCATTCCCCGCCATCTTTTATACTCGGCACGTTAGGGTGCATAGCTTTATCTCGTCATTAAATACATCATCTTTATCTCATAATCTATAAACCCCATTTTTTTTGCGTGTTTATCGGCTAAATCAGGAGTTTTAAAATGTTTAAATGTTAAATCTTCGTTTCCTTTACGAATGAAATAAACCTCAGGGTAATGTTTAATTTTTGTCATCTTAATTTTCGTTTATTAATTCATCAATTTGCTCTTTACAGTCGTCAACTGACATTCCG